TTCTGGTGAATATATACCACCATTTACATTTTGGTTCGTAACAGTTCCTAATTGCCCACTCACACCCTCTAAAAAGTTGTCATCAAATAAATTTTGTCTTGCTATAGGCAAGTTGCCCACAAAATCACCATGTGTTTTTACAAACAATGTTTTATTATTTTTGTGTGTTACGTGATGAGTTCGATAATAATTAGTAGTTCCAATAGCATAAGCAGGAATTTCACCATTTTGCACAGGCCTTCTATAATATGAACCAGTATTTACATTAAAACTTCCAAATGTGCTACCATTAACATAAGCACGGTCAGTGCCTAAATCTAAACTAGAGATAGACTCAAATGTATCTATTACCTTACCAAAAGTTATTCGAGCTTCATAAAATTCACCACCTGCGGAATCAATTGGTTCGTCAGGAACTGCATAAGGCTGACCCCCATTTGTTTTTTGTAATCTATCAAAAGGTAAATATTTTGTATCTTGACGTTCATTTATATCAAAAGCTTCACCGTTCACCATATTACCCACCCAATTACCATCATTCCAAGTTGTTCCATTATTATAATCTACTTTTTTTGCAAATCCATATTGAGGGTAACAAGAAATTCTTTTATTGTAATACTTAGTATTATAACCTAATTTCATAAATCCCGCATCTATTATAGCGCTATTAGCAAATGAAATACCACTCCAATTTTGTAAAGCAACCATGTTTGTTATATTAGCAAAGCCGCCATAAGCATTTCCAAATTCTTCAGCGCTACCTAAAACCAAGTGCCCAAATCTATAAAAATATTGTGTTGGAAAATTACCAGAATCATCTGGCGGTCCTTCTAAATAATTTTCTTTCCACACAGAAGCAAAGGCATTTACAGCATTAAACTCTTGATTGTAACCATCAGGGTGAAGTATATCAGCATCTGTAGTATTATATGAGGTGTCTGAAAGAAATTGTGTTAACAAATCAAATTTATTAACACTAAATGTTCCAGAATTACTACTTTCAAAATCCATGGCTAAACATTGTTTTTGACAAAAAGCACTTTCAACTAATTTAATTCTGTCATTAGGTGTAGCGTTATATTCAAAATCGCTATCTATTATAGCATCTGGAGAATCTATGGTAAAAAAATTGCATTCATTATACTTTGCTACATTTTGTTCTAGTTGCGTAAACAAAGACCATGTATCATTTGTAAATTTTTCTTTAACACTGTTTGAGCCAGTGTTACTATGACGAACTGCTTTACGTATTATACCTGATGTTAATATAGTTTTATTATCATCAGTACGAGGAACCCTAACTATTTGATAACCACCTACTTGAGCTGTTGTGTTAGAGCTAAGCTTTACTTCAAAATGTGGATAGACAATATTACCTCTCGTAGAAGAGTCGTGTTGAGGATAGCTATTTCTTTTTTCAAAACCATTATCTTTGGGGTCTCTAGAGGTTTGATAAAAATAAGGGAATGGCTGAGCAAAAGAATCAGCTCCCGTGCTTGGGTCCTGTATTTCTCCATCTTGATTATATAAAGGAACAATGTACTCTGTACTATGCTCGGGCATTCTTATATCTCCTAAAGGTTTAACAAACATAGGACTACCTTTTTTGTCATAAAAAAGAAGCCCAAATCTATATATCTCTCCTCTTCTATATCCTACATAATTAGAGTTGTAAACTGGATTTGCATAAGTTCTTGAATAACCCCCCACACCTGTAGCGGGAACTCTATAAAAAGGTGGTTTACAAACAACATCTGATTGCAACAACCTAGCATCTTCATCTAATAATAAAGATTCTTCTGGAGTTCCTGCTGCTCCTAATATCCTAAATGTTACCCTTACGCCTTCAAACTCTCCAGCTCCTGTTTGACCTTCAGGTATAGGGTCATTAAAATATTTACTTTGAGCCCCAAAAATACCTCTAGCTGCATATGGCGCATTACCAACTAAACTACCGTTATTAAATAAAGCACTACCAGTACTATAAGGATTTTTAATATACCTATACATTAATCTATCATTATATGGCTCACAGTAGACCCCAAAAGCGTTATCCTCAGGTTCCACAATAGCTTCAGTTCCATCACCAGCTGCATTAAATTTTAAACCTCCCATAGAATACATTAAATCATCAAATAAATTAGGATTACCACCCGAATGGGAGTGATGGTTATTGTTTCTATCATATGAAGCTAACATAAAGTCTGTTTCTATAGTGGTGGTAGTATTTTTTAAATTACCACAAAATAACCTATTGTCTTTAGTTTCCATTGCTTTACATGTATCCCAAACTATTTGATTTATATTTATTTCATCAATAGTAAGCTCTTCAATAGTTTCTTCTGAGCCTGTATGCACCCAGTCTATAGTAACTTCTTCACCTATTCCTACTTGAGGTATAGAATTAACAGAAAACACAAAAGGATTTCCAGGTACATTATCTATATATGGTATAGCAATTATTTCTACTTTTGAATATCTTGTGTCTATATTTCTTATCTCTCCTTTAATTGTTTTTCCCGTATCTTGTCCAGCGTCGCCACCTTTTACAAACTCTCCTACCGTAGTCAAACTTGTAGTAGGCAGACTGGCTGGATTAGATAAAGGAGAAATTGTGCTTTTTCTTCCATCTGCAGTTACATATTTATAACCGTAAGCATAAGAAATAGAATCTAATGAACCACCCTGCCTTACCCCTGTAACTAATATTGGAGAAAAAACAGATGGTACAAATAAATTAAAATATTTAGGTTGATTTTGAAATGGACTATATACAATAGGTGGTAAACCCACATTTATAGTTTTTAAAGTAAACTCTGTATCCGTAAAATATAGCCTTCTTATTTTGTAATTTTCTTCTGAACCCTCTACTATTAATTTTTTATTTTCATCAAACTCTAAATTACCTACAAAATATATACTAAATGCATCTGTTTGATTTAATAACTCAAACTCATCCGTAGAAAGCAAACCATCTTTTTTTTGCTTTACTTTTATTATCATGTCGTTAGCCTCTGATAATCCATAAAATTGTTGTATTGCTCCTAACAAAGGCCATTTAGCAAATAAAACTAAATAATCAGAAAATCCATAATAACCTATAATTTTTATGTTATTTGGAATAGTGGTTATATCTATACCTATATTTGCTGCTATATTTGCTGCTATACTATTTAAAGTTTGTGTTTGAATGTTTAAAATGTTACCTTCTAAAGTCTGTAGATTTAAACCAGTATAATAACCTTGTATTAATAATTCTGCTTGGTCAAAAAGTCCACCCAACATATTCATAATTACATTTAAACCATATTGATTTATGTAAACTGAAAAAATATCTGCTATTGTATCATCAAAAATACCTTCAGTGTTTACAATAATATCTGCCTGAGTATTAAAATCAATACTCATATTGATTACATTATTATTTGGGTCTTCTGTATTTACAAATGTCCATACGCATGTGTCTGATTGTGTACCTACTTCACCAGAATGAGTAACTGTACTAACAATAGATAATTCTTCATTATCATTTATAATATTTGAAATTGCCGTATCTAAATCTAAAGCTATTCCTAAAAATTCAGCAAGACTTACAGCATCAGACAAATCTTCTTCTAAAACTACTTCTCCTGATTGAGCTAATTCTAATGTAATAGTTACAATTAAAGCGTTTCCATCTGAATTATTTCCTCCAAAACCAGAAAATGATACATCGGGGGTTACATCAGAAAAAGCTCCATTAAAAAATTGATTTTCATAATATGAATTTATTTCCCCTAAAGTTACTACTGGGGCATTTAGCCAACCATCTAAATAAGAAACTGTGCTAGTAGTTTCTACTTGAGTTACTGATTGTGTAAACTCTATAGCTTTTCTATCACTAGGAAATGGTTGTATACTTACATTATCACCGCTTGTGCTTGTAACACGAATATTGTTTGCGTCTTTATATGATTCTTTTGGTTGTAGACCTTCATCAAGGTCTTTAATCATGCCCTTAGTAAATATATTTGGTTTTCCTGGTGTAGACATTATACATTAAGTAATCCGTTAGTACTTTTAATAGGAATTAAAGTATTCCATATTTCTGCAGCTTTTTTCATTTCTATTGGTGTAGGCATGTTATCATTACCTCTTGCTTGCGCACAAAGCTTAGACCAATTTCTTTCTAAATCAATATATATAGCCCTAGGTAATTTACCATTCCAATAATCTCTTGCTTTATATTTATACATTAAATATGCAGAAACTGCGTCTTCGTGATTATCTGCTATAGTAGGAAAGCCTTCGCTATCTGTGTCAACAGAATAATATGTAATGTCTATAGAGCTTATATCAGTGGTAGATAAATTAATAGTATTTTCTGTAAAATAAAACATATTTTGTTTATCTATATTTGCGGGAAACGTAGCGCTACTTTGATGTAAATAATCATTACTAGCACTACCACTTTTTTTAGCATCTATTAAACTTAAAAAATCATCTGGCAATGTAGCTTGTTTATTTTCTACATCTAATGATGTTGTTTTTTTTACAAAAGTTTTGTAACTGCCTATTTTTCTTTCTGCTTCAAAGGCCCATTCTACAAAAGAATGAAACATTCTAGCAGAATCAGAAACCTCCATATTTCTTATTACGTTTGCTACAACCCTTTTTACACTAACACGTTTTCCAGCTTGTCCATTCATATTAATATTCTTTTACTTCTTTAATAACTTTTTTAAATCTTGATAAAGGAAGTATCTTACAGTTTTTATACCTAGCTGGCCTTAACCAAACAACTTTATTGTAGTAATCGTTAAATATGGGCACTTTGTATTTAACAACTTCACCTGTTCTTTCGCTTTCTACAATATCTAACCTAACATGAAAAGCCCTTTTGTTTTTGCATTTTTTTACATAAACAGTTCCAAACTTATTAGGTAATCTAGCCTTGTCTCTATTTCTAGCTACATCCTCTATTAAAGTGTCAAAAAAACCCCCTACAATAGACCTATATTCTGTATAAGATAATTGTCTATCTTTAGTTGTTCCTTTAATTTTTATGTCCCTCCTTATGTTTTCAAATATATCTTTTAATAAAACATATTTATCTTTGTATTTTCTTATGTTCATATTATCTAGTTCTTGCTCTTCTTGACCTTGCATTAGCAGATGGCGCAGCACTTGGAGCGTTAAAAGAAACTGCAGTTCCTTGTACATTATCATCTACTGAATTATTAGTGTAGTCTTTTCCTACAGTCAACATAACATTAAACTCTTTTGATAATAGCGTTTCTACTAATGTAGCAACTAATTCATCAGGTAAAGGATATCCCATTTTACCATCTTCAGGTTTAGAGGCTATATACTTAATAGTTATAATAGCATTAGCGTCTTCATATTCAGTTATACCTTCATTAAAGAAAAAGTTAATTCTACTTTGACTACCATCTATTACTCCATATATTTGATTGTTAACTGGAGAAAATCTAGACTGCAAATGAAATTGCGCATCTTCTTCTGTAAACACAGGAACAATAGTAGCATCACTTAAATTAGCGCCACCTGATATTCCTTCTAGCATAACACTAACTAAAGCCCTATTATTAGGAAAGCCTACCATTTCTGGTAAATCTATGTATCCATCTGTAATAGCATCTCTTTTGTAAGAATATAACTTTTCTGATAGATACCTGCCTGAATCAGTGTATTTTGTTAACAACTGAGCTCTATGGTAATGTATCATACCTTTTATCTGTCTAGTAGATATATTTGAATCAGTGCCATGTATACCACCTTCTACAATGTTTTTAATATTAAATGCTATTTCGTCTAATGTCATATTTTATGTTTTTCTGCATAGACAAGGGGCAGAACGAATCTTACCCCTCATCACAAAGCAGGGAGCAAATTATTTATTCAACTCTCTGATTTCGCTATCCCCTACAGGATATCTTTCATCAGCAGTTGTTCCAAGTATTTTTCTAGCAGCAATAAGGCAAACTTCTTCTCTAGAATGTTGAGGTAATCTAGCAATGTTTATTTCTTCATCGTCATTGTTATCGGCTACAAAGTCAAAATGAAATTTATAATCTACAATTAGATTACCAATTTCGTCCTCCTCTTGTTCCAAATTAGGTAATATAAAATATATGTTACCAATTTTTACTGCTCGATAACTACCTACCTCTGGTTTATTATACGGGTCGTCTAATACAGCTTGTGCGTCATCTAAGCTAATAACCTTACAATTATGAAAAGTAGATGTATAACTAACTGAAGGGTTTAAAATATCTGGAACAAACTCTGATATACCATCAGGAACAGTACCATTTAACTGTTCTATTTTAATTCCTAATAAATAACCAAATTCAACACCTGCTTCTTGACTTAAAATATTTTCTTCAACAAACGTAATGTTAGATATACTATCCACATCAATACCAACGTTACTCCAATGACTAGAGTTATTAGCTTCATCAAAATTAAACGTTGCAGTCCTAACATAATTACCCAAATCATCTCTTAATTTTTGTGTAGCCCCAAATATATTAACCCTTTCTCTTACGAACTCATTAGTAGCCATAGAAATAAAATCTTTTATTTCAGAATTAGACATCCATGGGGTATTGCCTCTATCTAAAATAGTTCTTACTCTATTTATAGCGTCATTAATTCCAGAGATGTTTGCCATTTGTTACTATTTTTTTTTACTTGTTTTTTTTGAAGCAGATAATTTCTGCTCAACTAAATCCATTTCTACTTTACCATTACCACTCATTTGTTGTTTTAGTAAAGCATGAATGTCTTTATTATCTTTTAACCATTTTATAACTTGGTCTTCAGAAATACCTATAATTTGTGAACCATACTTAAATGTATCTTTATCCCAAACTATAATACCTCTTTCTTGTGCCTCTAATACAAACAATCTGTAATGTCTATTATCATCAAACCAAACTGACATAAAGTTTTCTGGTTGTTCTGCAGCTATCTTTAATATATGAGCTTTTAAGATATCATCTCTAGAATCTAGATTTAAACCTAGTAATCTACCAATATCTCTAACCTCTTTCATATTTAATTTAGCA